ACCCTGCCGGTGGCGGTGGATCTTGAATCGCTGAATCTTGTCGGGATGCCCTATGGGGACTTATCCAATCTGGCAGCCTACCATCTGGAGCAGATCGAGAAGATGGGCTTCTTCGCCCAGCTCTACACCTACACGAGCTACGCCAACGTCCATCTGGATATGGCAAGACTTGCCGGGCGGTGGGACGTATGGCTGGCGGACTACACGGGCAAGCCCCCGAAGGTTAGTTTTAAGTACAACGCTCACCAGCACACCAGCAGGGGCGCTGTGCCGGGCATCAACGGGCCGGTGGATCTCGACGTCACGACCGTCAACTACCCTCGGATCATCAAGGCAAAGGGGCTGACCCGGCTCCGGGAGGTGTAAACCCATGTGGGAATTTATCCTGAAGCATATCGGTGAGCTCATTTTTACCGGACTCACAGGCATTCTGGCCACGGCCTACCGAAACTTATCCAAGCGCATCAAGGCACAGGAGGAGGAGCGGCAGGCAGTGAAAAACGGTCTGCTGGCCATCATGCACGACCGGCTGTATCAGTGCTGTACGGTGTACATCAAGCAGGGAAGCATTGATACAGAGGGCCTGAAGAACCTGGAATACCTGTACAAAAGCTACCACGCACTGGGAGGCAACGGCACCGGCACGGAGTTGTATAACCGGGCCAAAGCCCTGCCCATCTGTGACTGAGAAGGGAGTGATCGAACATGGAAGCAGTGTCTAAGATCGTGAGCATCCTGCCCGCCCCGGTGGCGGCAGTGCTGATGCTGGGAGGCTTTATTTTCTACGCCCTTGGCTGCATCCGGCTGGGCTACGGCGCAGCCGTGAAGCCTCTGGTGCTTGACCTCATCGAGCGGGCAGAGCAGGAGATCCAGGGGACGAAGCGCGGCGCAGAGCGCAAGGCGTGGGTCGTCAAGATGCTCAGGGTCGCCCTGAGTACCAGCAAATACGGCAGGTTCATCAGCTGGGCCATCACTGATGAGACCATCGGTGCCGTGATCCAGTTTTTCTTTGACCGCATGAAAGCGGCACTGGAAAAGCCCCGACTGTGAGCACTCCGCCTCCGTGGTCGTCCGTGGTCCAAACGTCTTCACCATCACCGAGGTGCAGGGCAGCTACGGCAGACTCAAGAGCGGAGCCGGGTGGCTCAACCTGTGCTACGCAGAGTGGCTCTGCAGCGAGTAAAGCCACACGCAAAACAAAGGGCAGATGCACAATAGCACCTGCCCTTTTCTGTACCCACGCAGAAAGCCCCTGCGTGGCGTTTTGCGTGTTCAGAATAAAGTTACACCCCCGGAAAGTTTCTAGGCTTTTCCGGGGGTGTTTTTTCCGTTGGAAAAAATCAAGGCTCAAGGGACGGCTTTGAAGCCCATACGAGCAAGATACTTCTCAGCCTGCGGCAGCTGGGTGAATGTGCGGCTCCTGCGTTTCTGGCGGTCACGCCCGATCACAAGCGTTTCGCCGATGCCCTGAACCACCCACGTCTCCTTCCCGTGCTTCCATGCCCGATTGAAATAGACGGCCTCGCCCTTTGCGTTTACCATTTTCATGATTTATATCCCTTTACAAGATTTTGAAAGTCATAGGTGCGAACAGGCACCCGATCTGAAACGGCAATGTCGCCGTCGTGCGTGTATGCCTTGCACTGGAAGAACCCCTCGGAATGGTCGTGGCTCTCAGTCACCTCACTGCGCTTCAGGTTGACCTCGAACACCGAAACCTGAAGCACTCCACGGATGATGAGGAACTTGCAAGCGTCCAGTGGGGAGCGACAGAGGAATACCTCCCCAAAAGGACCGGCCTTCAGAACACCGTCCTTTTGGATGCTTTCAGCAGCCTCCTTTGTGGTAGCGTGGTAGAATTTCACGATGCAGACCCCCTCGGCTTACTTCTTCCGTATACCGCCATCTGGATAAATTCGGCATCGGCAGCAATCGACCCGACAGACGTTTGTGTGGATTTAATTCGGAATGATCCTTGTATAAATTTTTTCAGAACGCTCACCGTGTACTTCATTATGGCTGCCCCGAAAAAATTTGTAAGGATCTCGATGACCTTATCTTCATGGCCGCCATAATCGCACTCGTAGACTTTATGTTCCGGGATGAAATACACCCAAAAGACAGCCTGAGCCATATCATGCCCCGCCTTTATGTCGAGGCAGATGGTCTCCGTTTTCAGGTAGCGAATTGCACGATCCGTCAACTGATGCAGTTCCTTTTCCCCGATGGTGCAGCCATCCGGGAAAAGTTCTTCCATGAACTGCCGGAAACGCTGATCTCCGGCGTTACCCTCGAACACGTCATGCCAAACCGTAGCATAATCGCTCAGTTCCTCTCTTTTCCCGAAAAGAATCGTGCAAGCCATCTTTGCAAAGTTCTCCGGGGATTCGACCCTGAAGTTCATATGTTCCACACTCATTCCTCCTTCACAACGACAATCGACATACCAACAACCCCGCCGAGGGCCTCATACGGCTCCGGGTAAGTCAGTACCACACGGTATCCCTCCCACTTGGCATCGTTCTCCGTAGCGAACTGCACTGCCCCGAAAAACAGCCCCTCCTTTCTACACGGAAATGGATGATCAATGTAGATCCAGATCGGGGTGTCGTCCTCGATCACGTTCAACAGATCCAGCAGCTTCATAATCTGGCCCTCCTTATAAATCTGGCTTTTCATCACCCAGCGGCTCCCACGTTCCACCCGGAACGAAGAACTCTGCGGCGTGATCTTCGAGCGCAGCTATGAAGTTCATCCAGCTCGGCCACCTGACCTCGTAGCCGTTGACGATCATGTGCGTGTATTCCACGCTGCGGTAGCGCCCCTCCAGATGGCTCTGCTCCAGCTGGAACAGCGGGATGGACTTGTTTGCATTCTTCTTCATAATTCAGCTCTCCTAAAATTTTGTTCACGATATGCAGGTGGTTCCCGCGACCTTCCCGGCTGGCTGCCGGGAGGTTTCGGCCCTTACCGGGGGCCATCATCAGGCGGGGTTGATTTCGATGCTTTTTTCGAGGTATCCGTCGTTCCAGATGGCAACCGTCCAGTTCAAGTTGTGCTTTTCCGCGAACCGCTTCGCAGTGCCGAACACTCCTTCGGCTCTATCACGGTATTCGGTTTTCACGACTTTGAAGTTGACCGGCGTCCCGTAACGGACTTCATACTGTTTCATGGTTCATGCCTCCCTGCTGCGTTCCTTTTCTGTTTCGGCCTTTCCATTCGCAAGGGCCATCATCAGGCGGGGTTGTTCTCTCCTTCGCAAGCGACTACAACTTTGCAAGCGATTACAACGTCGTGTAAAAAGTTGCCATTCACATCGAAAAGGCTTCCAACCAGAAACCCGCGGCTGGTAACTCCCAACCGCCTAAGGGTATTTTTCCTCAAGTGCCAGACCGTGAGGCCATCATTGACCCCATCGATAATCTTGTCGTAGGTGCTTTCTGCAAGTGTTAGATGTTTCATTGCTCAGCTCTCCTTATTCTTTGACTTCGCACACATCGGTCACTTCGTAGACATCCAGCCCGTGCCCCGTCTCATCCACCAACCGCTGCACGGTTACGTTCCGGGCGTCCACCGGGTCCTTGGCGAGGACCTCGTAGCAGTCCCAGAACTTATCGACCGTATTGTAGACGTACACCTTATAGCGTTTCATGATTCAGACCTCCTTTACTGTGTCTATATATTACCATACACGCGCATGGTTATCAAGGTGTATACTGCACAAATAACAATGCGTATGTATGGTTATTTCGTCAAATTGACAAAGCCATACACACGCAGTATAATAGACCCTGAAAAGGAGTGATCGCCGCGTGAGAAAACTGACGATGACTGAGAACATGACCCCCATCGACAAAAAACTGATTGAAAAGGGCATGACCAGATCCGACCTGTCCAAGCAGAGCGGGGTGCCGCTTCGGACCATTGAGTCATGGTGCCGCCGCCTCCGTGTACCCCGTGACGTTTACCAGTTGCTCAAGCTGGCAAAGGTTCTCGGCTGCCAGATCGAGGACCTGATCGAGCCGGAGGCCGGGGATAAGAAGCAAGAAGAATAAGAAAACCCCCGGCATCGCTGCCGGGGGCCTTTTCGTTCTTCAGACCTCAAACCCTGCGTTTTTGACGGTCTCGGCGATAGCGTTATAGGTGCGCTTGCCGAGAGTGGAGTACCACCGCTCCTTGTAGGCATCCCGCCGACCGTCCGAATAGAACCACACCCGGCAGACCCCGGCCGCCAGATTGACGAACAACTTGACCTCCAGCGTGGAGGTCTGCTCTCCGTACCAGCAGGTCTGCACCTGCTTCTCGTACTTCTTGGAGAGCAGCGTGTGTTCACAAGCGAACTCCATGGACTGTGCGGCGATGAAGCCCTGAGCCTTCAGCATATCAACCAGAACGTTCTTCATTGCGGTGCCCTCCTTAATTCCTGCTGGCGGCCAGTGCCCGGTTCAGGTCGGCTATGACGGTGAATTTGTTATCGACGAAGATCTTCAGTTCAGCGGCCTCATCGCTCCACAGCTTCAGAGCGGTGATCAGGTAGTCGTAGGAGCTGCCATAGTAGGCGAGGGCCTCGGCCTCTTTACGGTTCAGCGTGATCTGATATTTTGCAGCGTTTGCAAAGTATTTAGCGGTCATTTTGGATTTACCTCCGTCCTTTATTGTGTCTGTATGTTACCATACACGCGCATGGTTATCAAGGTGTATACTGCACAATTATTGACCGCACTATGTTGTTTATATTGTCAGCAGGGCAAAAAGAAAAGGCCCCGGCTATGAGAAGCCGAGAGCCTTATTTTCACGGATCAATCAGAAGAAGATTTTTTGTCTTCCTGCACCAGCCACCAGAGGTAGGCAGAAACGCTCATCCCACGGCCGGTAGCTTTTGCCTTTATTATATCTTTCCCTCCAGCAGGGAACCTGATCGTAACGGCATCATAATGCGATTTGTTATAAGATGCGACGTATTTCACCTGATTAAATTCAGCCATTTTCTGCTCCTTTTTTCTTTGCACGGCAAGCCGATAGCGCAGCCACATTATTTATTTGTTCATCATATCCATCACGGCGTTGTAATGTTTTTCGTATTCTTCGCCAACGGCAAGCTCATTTTTGACTTTTGCTTTCTGATAGGCCCGCTCTTCGCCGTAAATCTCGTTTTCGATTGCGTCGGGAATCTCGATGAACGCCTTCTGCTTCTTGCCGTGAGCCACAACGAACACAACAAAAGCGTGGTGTACGTTTTCGGGCCAACGACCGATCTGCTGCTTGTAGGCACCCGCCTTCATTTCCTGCCCGTTCACCAACAGGGAATTGATGGTGTACTGCCACTTATGGCAAGGGACCGTAACCTCGTTGCCATCATTCCAGAGGGTTTCTTCGGTGATGACCTTCACATCAATGTCAAGATCAATCTTTGCGCCACGAGCGGTAGTCCAAGAATACTTCAT